TACTGGGCTAAAATTGCCATTCGGCAAGTTGTTATAACCCGGCGCTCTTGGAAAAGCCATAATCCATCTCCTATTGTTTTGGATCTGTACAGATGCAAACAGTACAATTCTTAGCGGAGGCTGTCTAACTTAGGGTGTATATCGTACAAAGGTTGCAACCAGTGTAGTCAATAGGCCTTGTTAATCAGGTAATCTTAAAGATTTTTGTAGTTTGCGGATTGTTAGGTAAGTAGAGAGCTACCCTACTTACACTACACATGACTATAGTTATACTTATAAATAACTAGTTGTCAACTCTTTTTTATCTAGCAGAACCAGATACATCGTAAATGAACTTACCGCTACGAATAGCGTCCATAATTTCATCTGCGTTTTTTTCGTATTCTTGTGTTGACATCTTCTCTACTTGCGATTCACGTAAGTAAGTAGATGCTTCATCGCTTTGCGGCTTACTCCTTTTATTTTTCGGAGCAATAGCTTCAGCAGCACCCTTATCGTTCTTGCTCTTAGTTGCCTTGCCGATACCCATGTCTGCTTTGTATAGGTCAATTGCTCTTGCGGCTGAACGTGCGTCATTATCATTCTCGTAAAGTGCGTCCTGCACCCATTTAGGTTGCTCATCTGCCCAAGTATGAAACTCATCACTGTCACGAATTTCATCAAAGTCTGGGTGAAGTTGCATTAAAGCTGCTTCTGCCTTTTCTTTTGTGGCACTAGTTTGCAATTCATCAATTACTTTAAGACGCTCTTCTAACGCAGAAGATTGTTCTTTTGCTTTTTTCATTGCAATTGTTTCAACGATTGCTGCAACGTCTGGGTATTCAGATGCCCAAGATTCTATGTCTTCGTCTGACTTAGGCAACTTCATTTCTTTTTTAGTAGCACTTTCTAACTGTGTCTTTAGTGCAGCTAGTTCTGTTTTAAATTCTTCAGCCTGTTTTTGTTGATGTCTACGTAAGTCAGAGTAACGCTTCTTAAATGTTTTTTCTTCTGCGCCAGTAGGCTCTGCTTCTACTTCTTCTGTTTCTGTTTCTTCAGCACCTTCACGTGCCTTCATTAATTCTTCTAGTTCATCCTCATCACGCTTTACTCGTTCTTCTTGCGTATAAGGTTTATTAACAAATGCTGCCTTTGGGGTTGATTGCATTTCTTCTGCCATAATTGTATCATTCATGCGTAATCTCCTTGTTGGGGCCACCGTAGCCACACTGTCGGGTATGGGGGATGAGTAGCCAACGAATTGTGGACTTATTATTTAGAAGCTAGTCCACTTTGCTTCATCTGTTTATGAAATGTCATTTTATCTTTTTGGAATAGCCCACCTTTTGCACCTACACCATATCCTGTGTCAGAAGTAAAACCACTTTGGTCTTTTCCTCCCGCAGAAGCTATATCTCCTGCATCAAAAGAACCAGAACTAGCTTTCTCAGAAGCCTCCTCACCTTTTTTATCCTGTTCTCCTGTTTGTGCAAAGTATGCATCTTGAACAGCTTTTGTGGCTTTACCCGACATCACAGCATTTTCTATAGCAATTTCTTCTGCTCTAATTGTATCAGCGGCAATTTTTTCTGACAAGGCTCTAGCTAATTTATTTATTTGATTAAAGTTACCACCTCTATTAGCTATTTTATTAATTTCTTTTTGGGAAAGTCCATATTTAGTTGCTAAAGCATTAACCATATTTCCTTTTGCTTTATCCGCTGAAATACCTTTACCGTCTTTATCTTTAAAGAAACTTTCCATATTTTTAACCGTTGTATTTGCTATTCTGGCTAACCTATCTTGTTCATAACCAGCTAAATTATGTAGTTCCGTAGTATTTGAATAAGACCTTTGATTTTCGTATCTACCACCAGTTCTATCTGTAACACCTCTAAATGCGTCAAACACACCACCTAAAGAACTGCTTGTCACACTGCTAGTAGCAACACGTGGGTCTTTATCCATAATACTAGATGCTACACCTATCAAGCCAGCTTTACCAAAAGTATCTCCTAACACACCCAGTCCTGTACCATAGTTACTAAGCACTTCTCTCAGGCTATCAGAAAGTTTGCTTCTGTCATAACCTATACCTGATACATCTGTAGTAGCATACTCAGGACCACCAAATTCTCCATCACCTTCATCCATTGGGTTTCTTACACTAGTACTTTGAGTTTGTGTAGGAGTAGTAACAACTTCCTCTGTTTTAGTAGCTTCGGGGTCTACGAATGTATAACCTTCTGGTATAGGACTAATAGGTTGCCCATTACGAAATGGTACATTAAGTATATTACCTGCTTCATTTGTATACTGACGTAATTCATCGTAAGTACCAAAAGCATCATCACCAAGTGTCTGTTGAAAAGTAGGAACTTCGGAAGCCTGATATGCTTGCATTGTAGGTACTGCAGCTTGTTGTGGTTGTTGTACGTAAGTTTGCGATGCTGCTTGTGTAGGAGTTGCTGCAACACCTGTTGTTGGTCCTGCCGCAGGGTTAAAATAAACACCTGTGTTTGGATTAGGCATACCACCTACTGCAAATTCTTGAGTATCATTATACTCGCCATCGTCTTCCATGTCAATGTCATTAATGTCAAAAGGTAAATCATCTGGCATAGTAGCTTCATCGCTATTACCCATTTGACCCATAGCTTCCATTTGCTTTAGGCCCATCTTAGCTTCTTGGCGTATACGCATAAGATTACCAAGACCAATAAAGCGCACTACGTCTGCAGGAAATACAAACTCTCCTTCACTTAGTTGTGCAGGAATGTCATCTCTCACTTCTTCTTGCGTAGAGCCGGATGGTACATCGTTACCTGACACAGGGTCTACTGTACCACCTTCATCTTTGAGTCCACCGTCCTCAAACATTTCCATTTGTTTATTGAGAGCCATTAATTTCATCCCTAAGTTGTTTGAGCCTACGTAAGACTGCTATCGCACCCTGTTGTCTATGCAGTGAAACAACATCTATTGATTGTTCCAATACTATATGGTGTTGTTCAATCATGCTATCTAAATAACTATTGAATGCCTCCCATTGGTGGCTGTTGCCCACCAGCGGCTTGAGGTTGCTGAGTATTTGCTTCTTGTCCATTTGCACTAAATCCCTGTTCTCCCGGCATAGGAGCTTGCCCTGTGCCTATGTTGCCTCCACCTGCACCTGTAGGGTCCATTGGGTTGACACCCGCTGGTGCGCCTTCCTGCCCCGGTACAGGGGCTGGTGCTTGGAAGCCTTTCATAATCTCTGCTTGTAGAGCAGCTTCGTCCATATTGTTGGTTACTTTGTCAGGGTCTAAGCTCAGTGATGTAGCAATCTCACGAATGATATACTGAAACTTAGCAAAAGGTGCTAATGCCGGATTACTTGCTGTCTGCAGGAATTGCATAAGACGTTGACTACGTACTTCATTAGCCATGAGGCTTTCTGTTCCACGTGCCTTAACTTCTAAATCACCCTTAATCTCAGGGTCAAAGTCAAACTGCATATTGAAACGGAAGAAACCTTCTCCGATTGGACGCAGTAGATAGTCGTCTACATTCTTTACTACCGTCTTAATGCTACCAGAAGCTGCACCCATAAGCATAGAGATACCAGAGGCAGTTCTACCCACACCAGATACACCAGTTTGACCATGAGAAAAAGATGGCAATCCTGTGGACTCGTCTGATAACTGACGTGCCTTATCAAACAACATCATGTTCTCTGAAGACACATTGGGAAACTTAGTACCGAAGATAGCCTGACCCGGTGCGCCACCCTGTCTACGGAATACCTTACCCGGATACAGTGATAAGTCTTGACCCGGTACTAGGTTAGTTTCATCTAGTTCCATAATTAGATTACCAGACAGTACAGCGTTATCAACAGCCATACGCATGAAGCCATTCATCAGGGTCTGTGTATCATCCATGTTTTCTGCAATACCTACCCCAAAGAATGAGTAAGGGTTTAGTTCATATGGAGCAGAGTGATATGGTATCTTACTAGGCTTGAATGGATTAAGAACCATACGAATAAGTTTGTTGTTACAAATCCAAACATTAGCCTGTAGTTCATCAAAGTCTTTTAGTTCATCTGGAATAGTAATGTCTTGGTCTTCCAGCATAGTGTTATCAACAGTACCCCAATACTCTAGTACTTCAAAACGGTCAATAGCACTTTCGGGTGCATAGTCAGACAAGTCGTCTTCCCAATACTTCTTAGTGTAGTTTTCACCAATAGCAATAACTTCATCAATAACTTGACCACGAAAGTATGGACGTTTCTTCAAAGAACGTAGTTGTGTGCGAGACATCTTGTGTCGTTCAATTACATACTGAGCATCATCCATGTTGCTGGCATCTGGGTCTGGGTAAAAGTTCCACACAGATACGTGTTGTATTTGTGGTACTGTTTTAAAGAGTGGGTCATATGTTCCGTCTTCATCCCAATTAGGATACTCTTTATCAATAGCAAACGGACCTTTCATTACGCCTGTACCAAACAAGGCCATTTCAAAGGTCGTATTACGCATGTGCTTACTTGCGCCAGACTCTTCTAGTTGGTCGTGTATTTTCTTTTGCATCTTCTTAGCTGCAATCATAGCAGGACTAAATGTAATTGCAGTTGGTGTTTTACCCGGACCTTCTTTTAGTTTATCTGAAACTGGGTCTAGTTTGTCTGTTAAAGAACCTAGTTTATCTTGTAAAGACGCTGCAGTAGCACCCGGAGCCAAATCATTACCATCTCCTGCAAAACCATAGGGGCTAGATAAAGAAGCAGTATCCTGCATCTGCTCTGGTTCTTTAGGGTCAAAATTAACAGAATCAACAACACCTTCAGGTAACTCAGTAGGGTCTACAGATAAAGGAAATTTTTGATTAGCAAATAGTACATCTACAATCTGCCCATAAGCAGCAAGAGTTTTTGTTTTAGTTACTTTAATAAATACTCTTGATTTTTCTGCTTCAGTAAATTGCACATCTGGTCCATAAAGACCACGGTAGTTACGATAAGAACGTAACCAACGGTCTTCATCCTGTTCACGATAATCTTCTGAGCGTTGATACTTCTCATTAATAAAGGGAATAATTGAAGACAGTTCAGCGTCATCTACATTAGAATCATCTGTATCTTCTAATGCAATAGCATCATCTTCAATATTAATTTCGTCATCGTTCATAGTTTTTTCCTTAATATCCGAAGGTACTGTCTGCTACTCGCATACCCATACTAGGCGCACCTCTTGGGTCGTAATCAAAAATACTAAATCTTGGTCTTGACATTATACCATATCTTAATGCATCGTACAAGTGGTCTTCACTATGCGTGTCAATATCTTCTGGATTTTTCTTGTCAAGCGGGATGGACGGTAGCTGTGCGACCATGTTTGTGCAATTACTAAAGAAAACAAGTCTAGGCTCCTCTGTAAATTCATCTACTTGCAAGCGTCTGTGTATCTCGTTCTTACCAGCTACACGACTACCTTTACTTCTATCTGATGGTCGCCAACGGCAACCTCTACTTACCATCTGCTCTGCAAGGCTAGGGCCAGTGTCACCACGCTTATGCCAAAGAGAACTATCCAGTACACCATATTTAATAGTTCCATCACCTGCTTCTAAGTCTAATATCATATCTGCCAAATCTGTGGCAAGAACTTTAGAAACGTACAGTTCTCTATATACAATAAGTTGTTCATTAGGCGCAACAGCCATCCAAACAACGCCAGACTTACTACCGTAACCGTAATCGCAAGCCCTAAACTTAACCCAATTATTAGGTATATCGAAAGGCTCAACAACATGAATGTTACGGTCAAACTCAGTGAAGGCCGCACCTTCTTTAATATCCCAATCACCGTCAAGGAGTTGTCGTCTTTGCTGCTCTGGCATTGAGAGGAGCATTGCTTCATAATCACCCGATTCCGCAAGGTATGGGTTATCAGAAAGTCTCGCTGGTATAAATCGTCTTTTAAATAAAGACTTTCCAGCCTTGCTATGTCCTGATGGGTATCGGAGTACTTCTCCTGTTTCACTGTCTGTTGCATCGTATGCTCTATTATATGGCGAAGGGTCAATAAACATTTTCTTTACCCAGCCATGACCTCTACCGCCGGGGTTAGTTGTTGCTCTCATGTAGATAGGCAAATCAGGTGCAGTGGACCTTAGACGAGACCGCATGTAATTCCATGCATATGGTGTGGCCCACTGAGTTAATTCGTCAAACCCTATCCAACTAAAAGCTAGACCCTGATAACGCAAAACATCATCATCTCTATCAAGATAAGACATCCACAATCTTGCGCCAGATGGTGCAGTCCACTGCATCTTTCTCTCTGACCACTTAATGCCGGGCCAGATTTTAGGGTACAGTTCCTGCGACTTAAATACAAGTTCCCTTAGTTCTTCTGTTGTATGTCGTAACAACAAACCACTGAAGGCTGGATGTCCCATATAACGAAGTGGGTCAGATAACATGGCATATGATTTACCACCACCTGCACTACCACCAAATAAAACTTCTCTTTCCGCTGCCGCTAGAAAATCTGTCTGCGGTCCTGCATTAGGTTTAAAGAGTACGTTTTGGTGTTCTTCAATACTTTGTGTTTCGTACTCAATAGGCTTAATACTAACTTCAGGCTTTTGAGCCTGTTCTTTCTTCTTGGAGGACTTTCGCTTTGGCGATTGCCTTTTCCGCATATTCTGCCCATTTGCGGATGCTTGCAGCTTGGTTCTTACGTCTTCGCTCATTCTCTAATCTTTTCCTCAATCCTACGTGTGAGATGTATCTGCCACTGTTTGTACTAAGCCAGTTTGCTACTTCACGGTAACTGTACTGTGCTGTGTATTTACGTGCTTTCTCTAATAGGTCTAACTCTGTTGGTATAGGGTCAAGAATGTCGGGGTCGTCTTCGTTGTGTTTATAACCAAAAGGAACAGTCCTTGCAATGCGAGGTATCTGCACCCATTCGTTTTCTTCTTTAATGTCTGTTGGCTGTGGTAGCTTCCACTTGCCTATGCTACGTGTCATTTGTTGGCCTAATAAATAATGTATCACAATCTAAACATATACGTCTATTTTTGCCTTTACGTTTCATGTTTTTTGTTATGCAGTTAGGACAAGTATCTTTTTTTCTACCTTCTTTAATGGGTGCATCCCAATCAATAAAGCTAGTCATTTGTTTTTTCGGTTGTCTACTGTAGAAAGGACCATACCACCTTTGCGGTAGTCGGATGGACCTATAGACTTTTTAATAACAGCACCGCCATTATTCATATTTTGTTTAATGGTTTTTCCTGTAATCATTTTATATATAGTTGTATATGGCATACCAGATTCATCTTTTTCTCCAGCTAACGCTTTCTTTTTTATTTCTGAAAGTGCGCCTTTTTCTAGTGTATCTTGAATATCCTTATTAGCTTGTCTTTTAGCTTTACGTGCCAAGTCTTCGGTAGCTTCTTTTCTTACTTTAACTTGTTTTTTACCTTTACGTGACGTAGTATCTTTACGTGCTTCTCGCATAACCGCATCATCATACGCACCACTTGTCTGTCTAAGTTTTTCTAAACGAAGACGTTCTTCTTTTCTCGCTCTTTCAGCATCTGTTTGCATTACTCATCATCCTCTACAATAGCTTTAGGTGGCATAAGCATGACACCGCCTGATGCCTCTACCTGCATCTTCTCAGTTTTCACTAGACCAGTGCGGTCAAGCAGTTCTTTAGCCGCTGACATCTTATCACGAATACCTAGTTCAGTCGGGTCATACAATGCATGTGTCATAGCTATCGCAGCCTTCGGAGCGTTACGAGCCATATACATTTGAGTTGCCTCAAGTATCTCTTCTTTAATACCTTTAACAATTTCCATAGTACTAGAACTGTCAGCATAACCTGCTAGTTTCTTTGCCTGTACAATATCACCTGCCGCTTCCTCAAAGAGGACGTTAAGTAGCATCTGTTGTTTTTCAGTTAACTGTCTAGCCATTACATCTCTCCGTGGTGCATAGCGTGGGCTAATTTTGTACTACGTGATTTTACCTGATTTGCCCACCTGCTGTCAAGCATTTCTTTTGCTGCGGTAATAAAATCTTCTTCGTGAATAGCCGCCCACATATTTTTAAATTTACAAAGTCTTGGTACACCCATATTAAATGCCATGTCCATAAGTATAAGCTGACGTACAGAGTCTAGCTTGTCTACGCAAGGGTGCGCCCGTACAAGTTCTGTCTCGACAATCTGAACGTCATTCGTTGCTAGATAGACCGCATCAACTTCTGTGATACCACTTTCATACACATGCTCAATACTTGGTATGCCTAAGTCAGATAACTCTTGCTCAGTTATACCACGGTCTTCCAGATTTCTTCCAATACCAATTGTGTCAATACCCAAGGTATCTTGATATACTTCTAATCGCAAGCCTTCATGTTGTATTAATTTTTTTATAAAATCGTCTTTTGTGTATTTCATTTAGCATTCTCTATTAATAGCTTTAACTTAGCTAATTCAATCTCTAGTTCGTGTACTCTACCTACTGTATCTTGTACAGACTTAGGTGGTTCAAACTCATCAATCCAATTATCGTTCTCTTCAACTTCTTCCATAGTAAGTTCTAAGTTGTGTTCTAAGAAGCTGATACGTTCTGTTAAGCCAAAATAGACCCATACACTGACAGCAGTGAATGCAATCATACTAATAAGGTTACGAAGTGGGATAGTTATTTCACTTGCTTCGTTTAACTTTGTAGCTGCTTGTCTCATTTCTCACTACTCAACCATACCGCAAATGCACCTGTCATGGCCCCAGTGACTACACTCACCAGTGCTGACTGTTGTGTTGTCGGGTCTGGCAGTAGCATAAACCACTCCACTACCCGCCAAGCCGATATTGACATCATAATCATCATCAAGCGGGGAAGTAACTTCCAAGCTAGTATTCTTTCCATTGCG